TCTTTAACAAGACCGCAAACAAAACGAAGAAAATCAACATTCAGAGCAAACCTATGAGAGGAGGTACACGACTGTGATTCACAACTACTATGCTATCTGGGACAACTGTGCAAAGAAATACGTGCACGTGACTGAAGGTATCAATGACGACACTGTAGCACGCATGTGTGAAGTAATGGCAAAAGATAAAACGACCTTTATCGGCCAGAAACCAGACGACTTCCGGTGTGACATGGTGGGAACATTCGATGACGAAACAGGCGGCTTTATCAGTCCGGATATCATGAAACACAAGGTTTGGGAGGGCCATGCAGAATGAAATTCTGGTGTATGAGCAACGCCAGAGAGAAGCCGAAGGAAGAAAGCGACGCGGGTTCAAAGACCCGCGTTACTTTTCGTTGGGGACTCTCTGACACAGGAGAAAAAGTACTTCTGAAAGACAAAGAATACAGCATCAAAGACGAAATAAACAGTTACAGAGACGAATGCGACATCAAAAACATCGTAGCAAAGGCAAGCTTTGACCCGTCTTTCGCACAGGCACTCGTAGACAGTGCAGAAATGGACATAGATACAACCGAATGGCCGGATAACATCCATGACATGAAGAAAATGTCAGACAATACTGCACAGCTAATCGAAAAAGCCAAAGCAGAAAGCGAAGCGACTAAAAACACTCAGAACGAACCGATAAAGGAGGAAAAGACGAATGAACCGGAATAATGAAGCACATTTCAATCAGATTCCACAAATTCACATCAGCCGATCGCGTTTTAAACGAGACCAAGATATCAAACTCACATTCTCAGCGGGTAAACTAATTCCGTTCTACGTGGACGAAGTACTTCCAGGCGATACTTTCAGCGTAGACACAGCAGGTCTCGTACGAATGACTACACCTATTTTCCCTGTCATGGACAACTGTTACCTCGACCTGTACTACTTCTTTGTTCCGAACCGTATCGTCTGGAACCATTGGAAACAGTTCATGGGCGAGAATGATACAACAGCATGGGTAAATGAGACTGAATACACCGTACCTCAAATTGTAATTGGGTCCAAAAGCTCCACAACTACTAATATCGCACTGGGACCGAGGGAAGATAGCATTTTGGATTACATGGGAATTCCTACAAAGCTGGTAACGGAAGACAACAAAGCAACGTACGCAACTAGCGTCAACGCATTGCCTATTCGTGGTTACGTGAAAATCTGGAATGAGTTCTTTAGAGACCAGAATGTTGATAATCCAGCACTCCTGAGCACTGGCGACAACAATATCACATATCTGGACGACGGGGAAAGGACAGATATCGAACAGATTTTGCAGTGGGCAGAGCGCGGAGGTCGTTGTTTGCCTGTAAACAAATTCCACGACTATTTTACAAGCTGTTTGCCAGCGCCACAGAAAGGGCCTGCGGTCTCACTTCCTATGAGCGGCAACGCGGCTATCAAAGCATACACCGAACAAACGTTAAAGCCCATCAACGAGAAGAGCTTCAACGGTTATTTCAGTTCCACAGCATCAAATAGACTATACAACGCGTCAATCGGTACAAACGGTACAAGCGACGACCCGAACAGACTAGAAATCTTCTACAGCAACGCGGCAGTAGGTACATCTGCGGCAACTGGCGTGTGGTTGGGCGCAGACTTAAGCACAGTAAGTGCGGCAACTATCAATGAACTACGTCAGGCTTTCGCAGTACAGCACTATTACGAAGCTCTGGCACGTGGTGGTAGTCGCTACCGTGAAATCATTCGTAGCGTATTCGGAACTCTTATCAGCGACAAAACTGTACAGATCCCTGAATATCTGGGTGGCGACAGATACATGATTAACATGAATCAAGTCATTCAGACCAGTGCAACAGACAGTCAGAGTCCTCAGGGTAACCCGGGTGCAATCTCTGTTACGCCGTTCCGAAGCAACAGCTTCACAAAGTCTTTCGAAGAACACGGTTTTGTAATCGGCGTCATGTGCGTAAGACATGATCGAACTTATCAGCAAGGCATTGAACGCATGTGGAGTCGAAAAGACATGTTTGACTACTACTTTCCGCAGTTCGCAAACATTGGTGAACAGGCCGTTCTTACCCGTGAAATCATGGCTGGCGACCTGTCCGGCATCGGTGGTGATGAAGAGGACGTATTCGGCTATCAAGAAGCTTGGGCGGACTATCGCATGAAACCCAATCGAGTATGTGGCAAAATGCGCAGTAACGCGGAAGGAACCCTAGACAGTTGGCATTATGCAGACTGGTATAAAACTGAAGCACCTACTCTATCCAGTAAATGGATGAAGGAAGGCGAAGAGGAAATTCAGAGAACTATCGCAGTAGACAATGAACCGCAGTTCTTTGGAGACCTTATGATTGCAAACAAAACCACACGTCCGATGCCGCTTTACAGCGTACCGGGCATTGACAAACTGTAAAAGGAGGGGGCCCGGAGAAATCCGGGCTATTTTACTATGGCATTCGGAATCGACGATTTTATAATGGCAGCAATTCCATCAATGGTAAGTGGTGGCATGGGCCTATTAGGACAAGGCTTATCAGCATTATTAGGAAACAATCCAACAGGAACACAAGGCACAAATTTCAGTAAAAGCGCCGGAAGTCAATGGTCAAGAGGTGCAGGAAGTAGTATTAGTGATAGCGAAGGCGGCACAAATGACGACGTAATCGCTTCTTACCTAAACAGATACTACAACTGGCAACAGCAAAGCATGTCTAACCAGCAACAGTACAACACTAAAAGCATGGTAATGCAGATGGGTTACAACACTCTAGGAGCTGTTATGCAAGGCGTGTACAACCAAATCAGCAATGGAGTGGCAATGAGCTACAACAGCGCAGAAGCGGCAAAAAACAGAGCATGGCAAGAAAACATGTCAAATACAGCCTATCAAAGAGCAGTTGCGGACATGAAAGCGGCTGGAATAAATCCTATCCTTGCATACACGAACGGCGGAGCAACAACGCCAGGCGGAGCACAAGGAACAGTTGGAGCGGCATCAATGGGAATGCCGTCAAGTTCAGCACTAAGTGCAAGCGCTCTTAACGGTAACGTACCAACAAGCTACTACAGTAAAAGCCATTCAGAAAGTAACTACTGGAACGCTATGGAAGGAGTCTCTAGCATGTTGGCGGGCGGATACACAAGCCCAGTACAGTTAAAAAGAGCAATAGACACACTTTGGAGCGACGACGGGAAAAATACCGAAGCACCTAATAAAGCACCAGCAGACACAAAGAGCGGTAAAAGCGGAAGTGAACACACGAAAAACCTACAAGACTTTAGTGAAAAAGTTAATCCATTTCCGAACGCAAAGAAAGGAAACAACAAATAATGGGATGCACAAGACCGCTAATCCGGTTTTATGTGCCTAACGATAGAGAGGCAAGCGGCAGAGTATACACACTCAGTCGCTTGTCTCTTTTGGCACATAAACAAGTAAAGTATGAAGATTACATGTACAGACGCGACGTAATGCTCATTCCGTGTGGCAAATGTATTGGATGCAGAATCAGACAGCGCGAAGACTGGACTACACGCATTGAGTTAGAAGCACGTAACTACAAACCAAACGAAGTATGGTTCATCACACTGACCTACGACGACGACCACGTACCGGGCATGATAGTCAAAACAGGCGAAATCATGAGAAAAGTACAATACACGTGGAAGGCGGGAGAAAAGCGTCCTGAAAGCGTTCAGACTTTAATGTATCCAGACATTCAAAAGTTTTTAAAACGTCTCAGAAAGGCTTATAGCGGCCAACTACGTTATTTCTGTTGTGGAGAGTACGGAGAAAAAACGGGAAGACCTCATTATCACATGATTTTATACGGCTGGAAACCTACCGACTTAGAAAGCATCTATAAGAAAAGATGTAACGGATACTTCACATCACCATGGATGGTCAACTTGTGGGGCATGGGTCAAATTCAAATAGCTCAAGCAGTTCCAGAAACGTACCGTTACGTAGCTGGTTATGTAACAAAGAAAATGTACGAAATCGAAAACAAGAAAGCTAACGACTATTACGAAATGGGGCAAACAAAGCCTTTCGCAAAAATGTCAACACATCCGGGTCTAGGAGATGAGTACTATAAGCAACACAAAAATGAAATCTGGGAAGCCGGGTATATCCAGTGCACAAACGGAAAACACGCACAAATACCAAGGTACTACGAAAAACAAATGCTAGAGGAAGACCCTGTAAGATTATGGCATATTAAACAGCAAAGACAGGAACAGACTATCATGAACATGAGATACGCTAACCAAAATATTGATTATCAGCAAAGTCTAAAAG